TGAAGAGGGGCGTGTCTCGCTTGTCCTGGATCTCGATCTCCGTACCGTCAGGCAGTTCGTCGAGCTCCCGGATCGTTCTGATGGTCACAGTATCACACCGTCACACTTGCACAAGTTCGGCGACGCCGTGCAGCTTGGCGTGCAGGTCGTCCACCGACCCGTCGTTGACCAGCACGTGGTCGAAGGGCCAGTCATCCAGCGCGGTCTCACTGACGTGGGCTCGTCCGTGCTTGTCCTTGGTCGGGCCCACGCCGGGCCTCTCGACCCGGATCATCACGCCACCACGCTTGGCCACGGCCTCCGCCTCGTTGGGGAAGCGGACGTCGGTCACGACCAGGCCGGCCGCGTCCTGGTGGTCGACGTACAGGGCATCCACCCACACGTCATCGCCGAGTACTCGCCGGCCTGCCTCGGTGCCCGTGCGCTGGAGCAGGGACCGGACCTCCGGGTACGCGGTCTTCGCGTAGTCCCAGCCGGTCGAGTCGACGAGCTGCCGCAGGCGCAGGCTCCCGGCACCGTAGTGTCCGGGGATCAAGGGGTTCACTGCGTACAGGAACTCCTTCAGCTTGTCGGCGTAGCCCGCCTGCCTCCAGCCTCGCTGGATCAGGGCGTCAGCCGCGGTGTTCTTCCCGGACCTCGCGTAACCACTGAGCCCGATGATCAGGTCGGTCATCTCAGGCCGCCTCGAAGTAGAAGGCGTCGTTCACGTCGCTCGCCTTGATGAGCTCACCAGTGAGGCCGGCGAACTCACGGGCCACGGTGAGGGCGACCGCCTGGACGCGGGCCCTGCCTTCGATGAACGCGATACCCAGGTCGGTGATCGTCCACCTCTGCTCCTGCTCGCGCTTGGCCAGGCCGAACCAGGCCAGCTTCGCGAAGACGGAGTACTCGGCGTTGGTCAGGCCCAGGTCGTCACGCTTCAGGCCCTCCCCTCCATGCAGGTACAGCTTGCCCAGGCCGGAGACCTCGTTCTTACCGAGTCGGCTGCGCTTCTCGTTCACGGTGATGCCCCTCTCGTCATGGCTGCCATCATCAGGAGGTGGGCGCCGCCCCACCCCGACCTCCCTTCAGGAGGTTTCGGCACACTTACACACTCAGGTCAGGACGTTTCGCGGTGACCGTCGAAGCAGTAGATGTACGAGGTGTCGCCGACCTTGGCCCAGCACAGGCGGTGACCCCAGACCGTGCCCCAGTACTCGCGGTGCGCGGCCTTGTTCGTCTTGACCCACGCCTCACGCTTGGCCGGGTCGTTCAGCTTCGGGTTCAGGTACGTCACCTTCCCGGAGCGGTCGACGTAGTACGAGTACCCCTTGCCGTTGCCCCGCTTGGCCGCGTCCCAGTAGCAGTTCTTGTCGTCGCTGTCGTCAGCGCACGGGCGGGTCGGGAGGGAGGCCGGGGAGTACGAGATGGCCGTGGCCACCGACTCCACCTGCACCTCGTCATGCGGGCTGGTCGAGGTGGCCGAGCCGAGCAGGAACCCGGTCGCGAGGGCGACGACGGTGGCGATCTTGGCGGTGAGCTTCATGGTCAGTTCTCCTTGGTCAGGTTCAGCGGGGGGAGGGTGATCGCTCCGGTTCTCGGCGGCTGCCAGAGGGGAGGGAGCTCGAACTTGAAGGCGGTCAGCCTCGGGATCTCGTGCGGCTTGGCGACGCCGTGGTCTACGGCCACCGAGTACGTCAGGGCGAACTGGGCGACCGCCCGCTTGATGATCTCGCTGTAGCTCAGGCCCGTCGGGGCCAGCGTCTGGATGTGGCGGGCCAGTTCCTCGTCGACTCGCGCACTGAGCTGTCGGGGCAGGTCGCTCATCCGGGCACCAGCTCCGTCAGGATCTCGCCCTCGGAGCTGATGATCCCCGCGTCGATCAGGTCCAGTGCGGCTCGGCCGTACCACCCCTGCAACGTCCACACCAGACCGCTGCGGATCAGGAAGGCGAAGAGCTCCACGATCTCGTCGATCTCCAGCTCGTCCGACTCGAAGCTCATCAGGTCGATGGCGATGTCCTTCATGCGTCCCATGGGTCAGCCCTTCTCAATCTCGGTGATCAGTGCACTGGCCAGGCGGAACCCGATGAAGAACAGGGCCAGGTCGGCGTGCCCTTCGGGGGTGTCCGGGCTGGGCCGTCCGAACTCGGTGACGTTCTCCTTGTAGGCACTCAGGTCCACGAACCGGCGCCACTTCACGCTGGGCTCGGCCTCGCTACCGATGTCGGCGGCGGCGTCCTGGATGGCCTCGCGGTAGGGGGTGCTCACCTCCCCGTACTCCTGGACCAGGTCGACCACCTTGTCCCGCACGAGGGCGAGGAAGTCGGCGCCCTCGCTCACTCGCGAGTCCGGCTCGGCGCACTGCGCGAGGCGGGCCAGGGTCGGCGGGTCGTAGTGGTTGATCCGTTCGATGACGTTCATCGGTCACACCTTCACAATGGTTGGCTCTTCAGGGAATGGAGGTCCGCTCCACCCGACCACCCCCTCGGGTGGTTTCGCCTTGATGTGGTCACAGTATCACAGGTGCGCAGGTTGCACATCACCTTCAGCCGTAACGGATCTCCTCCAGGGCAGCTACCTGGACGATCACGTCGGCAGCGTCGGCGTCGATGTGCGAGAGGTCGATCCCGTCCTTCTCGTCCCGGTCGATCCAGGACTGGACGACGTACCCGTGCAGCGTGCGGTTGACCAGCGTCTGGTCCAGCGCCAGGAGCTCGGCGTACCCCTTGCGTATGTCGTCGGCGCTCAGGTAGTGGACCTCGTCCACCTCCCGCTCCCCGCCCCATCCCGTGTCGTCGACTCCCTCGACGATCGTCCACGTCTTACCCTCGGGCAGGCCGGCGAACTCCGCCTCGCTCGGCTCCGTCGCCCAGTAGGTGATCCCGCCGTAGGCCGCGGTGTCGATGATGCCCTGGGCGTGCTTGTCGGTGACGTACTTGCTGATCTCTTCGATGCTGGGCACGGTCGTGTCTCCTGATCAGGCGTTGGCGGCGATGCGGACGACGGCCTCGCTGGCCTCGTACTTGTTCTCTCGGATCACCTTGCGGGCGAGGGTCGTCGCCTTGTCGGTGCGCTTGGAGTCGCGGACGATCGCGTCGTGGGTGCGGAACTTGGGGGTCACTGTGGTTCTCCTCTTGGTTCGGCAGGCTCATCAGCGGGGGGATGCCACCCACCCCGGACCCCCTTCCAGGGGTTTCGCCTTGGGTCAGTGCAGGTTCAGCAGGACCACCAGCTCCTCGGTGGTCACCACCTCCAGCTCGTGCTTCACGTACACGCTCTCGGTCACGACCGTGATCTCGTCCTCGGGTCCCTCGACCAGGTCGGGCACGGGCTGGCCTGCCAGCTCCAGCACCCACGCCTCGAAGTCCTCGACGTCCCCGTGCAGGTCGTCGGGGTCGTCGTCACCCGCGCTGTGTCCGTTCAGGAAGGTGATCGCCTCCCGCTTGTGACCGGACTTGGCGAGCTCACGGGCGATGTCTTCCGCCTCGGTGCAGGTGAAGTGGCCGCCCAGGTGGAGCGCGGACAGCGGGTCACCGAGGATGCGGGCGAACACCGCGATCGAGTAGTAGAGGTCGCTGACCTCCTCCTCGGTGTCGCGCTCGTCCTCCACCACCTCCGCGAGGCAGAGGTAGCCGTAGCTCTCGGTCCAGTACTCGCCGACACCAGGGGACTGTCCGGGCTTCAGCCCTGCCCCGCAGGTCTCGCACTTGTAGGGGGTACCGGGCTTGTCCGGGTAGAGGATCGCGCCGTTGTCGTCCTGGCACCGCACTGCGTTCGTCGGGATCATGTCTGTCACACCTTCACACTGGTTGCCATCATCAGGAGTGGAGGCCCGCTCCACCCGACCCCTTCCGGGGGTTTCGGCTTTGTGTGTCACACTTGCACAGTCATGCCGCAGTAGCGAACATGGTTCCCCGCGTGGACGTCCCGACCAGGCGCTCTCGCCACACGACCCAGGTCACCGCCTGGACCACCGAGGGCAGTTCACCCAGGCGCCGGGCCGCCTCCCGGTAAGAGCTCGCGAGCAGTTCGTACCGACCCTTGGAGCTGAGGCCCCGGTCCTTGATGCCGTACTCCTCCCCCACCGCGATGTCGTGGGCGTGGCGGTCGATGCAGACCGCGTCCGCGTCCGTCGGGTCGAGTATCGAGCGGTAGAAGTGGCCGGTCTTGCGGTCCATGGGCAGCACATCCTGCGGGTCAGCGCCCGCCAGGATCTTGGCTGCCTTGGTCAGGCAGTCCCCCGTGTGCCTCGCCGGGGTGCCCGACTCGTACGCCTCCGTGGCCAGCTCGATGTTCAGCCACCATGCCGTCTGAGGGGACAGCGCGGCCAGGAGGCCGGCCCCGACCATGACATTCCCGTCCGTCATCGACGCGGCCAGGCGGTGTGCGCTCGGGTACCAGTCCCGACCCTGCTCCTCCTGCTCGGAGGAGGCATCCAGCCACGTGGTGATGATGTTCCGCACGTACTGCTCGCGGGTCTTGTCGTCGGCCTTGATCGGGATCATGTCTCTCATCTCTCGGTAGGTGGCTGCTCATCAGGACCAGGCCGCCACGCCTGGCCAACACCCGCCGCACTGAGGGCAGTTCAGTCGGGTGTTTCGCGCTTGAGGTCACACCATCCCGATCCGACGACCGGGGATCTGCGTGTGAGGTGTTGCTGTGCCAATCGGCGGTCACCGCCTAAAGAAGGCGACCTCCCAGTTGCTCGCCTCACGGTGCCCACGGGAATCGCGAGAGAGCTTGTCGTGCACGTGCAGGGTGATCTGCATCAAGTGGCCTTTCAGCCTCGAACTGGATGGACAACGCTTGTGGGGGGTTGGCTCATCAGTGACCGGGGACCACCCGGCCAGACCTCCCTTTCAGGGGGGTTTCGCCTTGTCACTCGTAGTACGAAGCCGCGATCTTGTCCGCGAGCTCCAGTGCCTTGCGCCGCTCGCCGTACTCCAGCTCCGCCAGCCGCTCCGCGAGGGCCTCCACGGTCCACTCCGGCTCGATGCTGTATCCGTCCATCGCCTGCTCCCTTGCTTGACGTTGTCACAGTATCACGCTTGCTCCACTTGCACACCTACACCAGGTTCATGAACACCACGTCCGGCTCGCCCGGCGTCCAGTTCGCAACCCGCTCCGTCTCGATGAACCCGAACCGCTTGTAGTACTCGGGCAGGAACCCGTCGAAGCAGTCCAGCTTGCTCGCACCCTTGTGGTTCACCGCGTCCCACATGAGAT